AAATCTAGGAAATCTAGGAAATCGAGTAAATGTAGAAAATTGAGGAAATCGAGGAAATCAAATAAAACAAAATAGTAAATAACATAGTATTGCTATATATTATGTTATCTATGAATCATTATATCCGCAAATTACCTGAAGATATTATCAGTCATATTATTGGTTATACGCACCAATATCAATCCCTCTATCTAATTGAAGATATACGCAATTTTCACATATCCAAAAAAGAAATGACGGATTTGTATCGCAATTATTGGTGTAATTATTGGCAAGAAGATCCGCCCGAAGAACGTAATTGGATGGTCAATGATATTGTCCTATTTTTACACAATGATGTTAAACGATATATCAAAATTATGAGTCGTGCCCTTGTTTTTGATAAAGAGGGGAATCGATTAACGAGTCATTATCAACTCGACCAATATCGCCGACAAATCGATAAAAAATCGATTAATACCGAATTCAATATTTATTGGGGATTGTTAACACCAGAAGAACGTTTGGATGTATATGAAGATATGAAAACCACCACAATGAACAACGCTGTCCTTTATGATCGCTATTTAACTATGATTTACATTTAAGATTTCCAATGTTTACCACAGTCCAAACAGGTGACGAAAATTGTGGCAGGTTCATCTGCACTACGCGTCTGCAATTCGTAATACGTACACCGTTTCGACTTGCATTTCTTGCACGTAAACATGTCGGTAGATGCCTCAATATTCATAGTATATTTAGACGCATCGCGTTTGATCTTTTGTTCTATTAAAACATGCCAGTGGTCGGGTTTCATTTCTTGATGCGTCATCGTTGCGGTCGATTGTATCCCAATTTCGCCCGATTTGATCTGTTGTAGGAGATCCGGTGTTTTAAGATTGATATATAAGGTACGCAATCGGTCCACATATAATTGCGAAAACTGTCCGTTTTCCCACTTTTTCACAATCTTTCTCGAGTTCGCCTCTTTGATTGCATAATTATATACGCCACGTTCTAGATTATTGGCTATTGTTTCATCCTCTACTAATGTTTCAAAACGATTCCGAATTTGTTGACGAAACTTTTCAGGATTAGTAATTTTAGACATTATGCGACGTACTGATTATGTTGAATTATATACATTGTTTTTATATAATTCAATTTTGTGTTTATTTGTAATGAACCGTTTTCAATAGAAAATGATGTTTACACCACTTTATCAAATTAATAACATAAAGAATTTTTAGTTAATTACTAGAAATGGAAATTTTGATTTTATCCATTTATTCCGAAACCGACGAATATCGTGAAATGTTGGAGATACAACGAGCATATGTAACGCAGTATCCATGCGTTCATTATTATTTTATTACATTTCGCAAATTTCAAGACAATGATGTTGAAATAGAGAACGATATGATTTATTTAAAGGGTACTGAGTCATTACTAAATATCACGGATAAAACGATCCGGACTTTGGAATACTTGTTGCCACGCATAAAAGTCGATTTTATAATAAGAACTAACATTTCTACTATAGTGGATATACCAAAATTATACGGTTATTGCACGAAACTTCCTAAAACAAACGTCTATACCGGCGATTCCGACACATTAAAATGTATTGACCCCATAATAGGTATTACAGACAGTACTTTCTTCGGAACCGAATTTGTTATTGGATGTAATCTCATTATGTCATGCGATATAGCGCTTTTTATGTTATACCGTAAATTAGAATTGCATTACGATATCGTAGATGATATTGCATTTGCCATTTTTATAAAAAGGTATTTTCCAAATGCATTTATAAAAGACCCCAATTTTATGTTATTTGTACCATATGATCTAACAATAGATTCACTGGTCAATATAGGGTTGAAACCGATTTTTTTTAGAAATAAAGTATGCGAGACATATAAAAATATAACCGATCGAAAAATGGATATAAAAAATATGCGCACTATTTGCAATTATATTTATTCGTAATCCTCGAAATCGAGTTCATTCGTACAATCTAAATAGGCATTTTCTAATACAGGAGGTGTCGTGGATATCACGACATTCTTTGTCGGCTTTATAGCGACCTTCTTTTTTGTTGCAACCGGTTTGCTCTTTTTAGCAACAATTTTTTCCGATGAATCGTCATCGTCCGATTCATCTTCAGATTCTTCCTCTTCCGATGCATCATCGTCAACTACAAAATCGTCCTTGATATACCCCTCTTTAGTTCTTGGTATAAATTCATCGTCATCACTCTCACTGTATTCTGTATCAGAATCGTCATCGCCAATATCTTCAAATCCCCCATATAAAAATTCATATATTTGATCCCATTCAGATTTAGACAAATCATGTGCGATATCGTCGACGACATTTACTAATATGCAATTACCAAAAAAGAGGGCACTATCTACTGGTGGCGGGAACTCGTATTTATTTTCATGATTAGCCTTTCCATCTGCTTTAGCAAATAGTTTGACCGTATATTTTGCACCTTTAATAGTGGCTGTCCACGAGGTCTGTTCCTCGAAACCATCCGCCGTCTTGTATCCCGCCTTTTTATATAATTCGGTTTCAACATAGGTTTTCACCGTGGTCGATTTTATAGTTCCATTCTTTTCCACGATCAATATAGACGGCATTATTTATAGATTAACCCGCGATTATTTTAAGTATTTTTTTATAATATTTACCTAGGACCACGCGCGAATAATTGGTACAAATATCTGCCCCATTTTATGTATGATATATAGATATGATTTCCGATGTCCTCTTTGGTATATTAGTATCTAATGTGGTATTCTTCATATTTTATCAGGTGTGGTGCTATAGTAAAATAATTCGCAATCGACAATGGATATATAAACACGGCATCGAATTATTAGAACTTTGCGCAAGGCAAGATAAAACGAAATATGTGGAATTGTTATAACTATGAGGATACATGTCGGGTCTATTTTAATTCAAATAATCATGTGTATTGCCATTATTATTATATTACATTACTTGTTTCTCTCTGCCTATACCTATTTTAAAAACCGATATATGCCTAAAAATCCGAGGAATATAGAAAACGAACAAATCAAAAAATACAAAGAAATAGTGGAAGAAATGGCTAAAAAAGGCGAATTGACATCAAAGGATGACAATCCCTATAAAATGTCCATTCTCGAAAAACGCGAAATGTACGATGAATTATGTCAGTTGGTTTCAAATTCAAATATTCAAATAAAGTGTTAATTTTAACCGAGGATTCTACATATTAAATGATATAAAAGAAAACAGTTATAATAAAATATATATTACTATTTCTGTAAATGTCGTTTAATCAATATCAGTGTAGTCAAATTATATCCCGTTTCCCTGTGTTTGAACATTCTTATGAAACTGGAATACATAAGAATGTTCCGAATTTTTACAATGTATGTTTAGCAATTCCTCAAAGTAAAAAGTATTACGCCTGGTTTTCGTTTTACGAAGATCGAAATGTGTGTTTTTTACTCGATTTAACACGTGATAAAAAAATAGGAAATATTAAGATAGTAGAAGTAGAATTTGACCGTCGTTTATCTATTGGCACCTTGATTTACGGGTCAATCATAAATACTCCTATCCCCTATTTTTTGATTGAAGATATATTCTATTACCGCGGAATTCCTTTATCTAAAAATACATTTAGCGAAAAATTGGGATATATTCAACATATCTTGGAGAATGACTTAACGACCTCCCTTAAATCCGTTGTAAATAATACTATCCTTTTTCGGTTGCCCGTTATGTGGAAACTAGATGAAGCCGAACGTATGACTAAGACAATTACACAAGAAATGTCCAAAAAAATAACATATAATACCCATCATATACAATTTCGTTCACTCAATACAATTAGTCCATTTTTAAACGTATTTCCTTCTCTAACTTCTAATCAAAATAATAAATACGCTATTGCGAGTAAATCTATTACGATATCGCCGCGATCCAAAGTAAGCCCGCTCCTCTTTACCGAAAAAGGTTGTGGTGTGCCTGATTATAATAAGGCGCAATATGGCGAGAAGACAGTATTTTTAGTAAGATCAGATTTGCAATATGATATATATCGCCTTTACGCCTATCATACCACACTAAAAAACGTGTATTATGATGTCGCATATATCCCAAATTATAAAACGAGTGTATTGATGAATTCGATCTTTCGCAATATTAGGGAAAACCACAACATCGATTTAATCGAGGAAAGTGACGACGAGGACGATTTTCAAGACATACGATATGACAAACATGTAGATTTATCTAAAACGATTAACATGGAATGTATATTTAGTCGAAAATTCAAACGTTGGATACCTATACGAATAGCACCAAATGGAACGCATATGGTTCATATAAATAAATTGACACGTATATAGTATTAGATTTTTTGGGTTATTTTTATGTAAATTACTGCAGAAAAATAAATATAATATTTCAATATTATATACATGTCATCAACCCAGGCAATCGATTATAATCAATATAATCAGCGTATTTTGACACAACCATATGTGTCAAGTATGGGCGGCAATACATATCAATACGAATCGAGTGGAATAATATCAGGTGGAAAGAGAAAACGCAAACGATCGAGCAAAAAAAGTAGACGGGGGTCTAGTAAACGGCGAACTAAACGATCAAAAACATGCGGATGTAAAAAATGGAGACTTATATTCGGATAGAGATTTATCACCCATCTTTTATGGGGTCAATTAAATACGTATCGTAATATAAAACAAGGTTTTGTTTTATATTATATTATGATACCAGTTACATTGCATAACTTTTGGCCAATGAGTTCCGAATTGATCGAATCAATGAAAACAATATTTACTCGTTTAATAGGAAATATAACTGCATATAGGGAGATAAAAATATACACCGTATTTGGTGACCCGCCCGGTCATAAAGAATCGGATGTTTTATATGTGCAATTTTCCGCTGAAAGTTATTACCATGATCCATGTTACTATGATATCAATATTATCCCCGAATCACCTAACGCCACTAATCGTGTTGTTTTGTTCCCATATGCCTTTCTGCAACTATTACATAATGATCTTACCGTAAAATATGATATTACGCGATTTACTAATCCGCGCACATTAGATAATCTAGCGGCTAAACGTTTTTGTTTATTTTGCGTAAGTAATGGAAATTGCAAGACGAGAAATGTTTTTTTTGATTTATTATCTAAATATAAAAGGGTTGATTCTGGAGGAAAGTATTTGAATAATATCGGAATGACTTGTCCCGGTCAACATATATCGACCGAATATTTTGATTTTATAACACAATATAAATTCATGATCTGTTTTGAAAACATCTCGAAACCGCATTATTTTACTGAAAAATTAATTAATGGGTATTATGGCGGAACAATACCCATTTACTGGGGAGATCCTGTCATTTTTAATCGAATTAATTCAAATGCTATTTTGTATCTGCCACCTAATCCATGCAATAGTGATATGGAGTTACTAATTAATGAAATTATACGGTTAGATAATGACGACGTGGCATATCGTGAAAAATACACCCAACCCCTTTTTTTAAATGGACCGGACACCGATTTTTTGGGTATAGCTCAGGCAAATGAAGATGTTGGGAAACTTCTCGGCCCGACCGCCTATGCATAGATGTCTACAACATCTTCTTCCTCGCCCGATATAGTGTTCATTAACGCGGACATTTTTTCCGCCTCTATATTTCGTTGACTTGGCAAAAAGAGTTGTACTATAATTGCATTATCTCTAAACCTTACCGTATAGTTATTTTGCACATTTCCACGCCCCACGCGCCCCGCACTTTGTATCGTCTTTTGTTGGGTCAAATTGTCAAGATCTTTACCTATAAATCCATGGCAAAATTGATAATTGGTTCCATATATATAATCCGAAGAGGCAATAATCAAAAACAATCTTTCTTGAGTGGCCAGACGTTTCATGATTTCCATGTATTGTGTATATTCCTTTTTATCATCTTTAATAAACATACCAATACCCAATAGTAATAGTAATTTGAATTGATTTGACACTGAAAGTGACATGATTTCGCGAATACTATCGTCGTCTATATTAGCAACAAACGCGTTTTCTACAATTTTGCCTCCTTTTACCCATATGGTTTGATGATTTCGCGTATTGGGTATATACGCCGATTCTACGTTTGTCAAAACGATTTGTGTTCGCATAGTATTAATCGTATCGGTTAATTTGTCTAATTCGCGCGACGTCTCGCCCGTTTTAATATCGCGTTTTTTGTCGGGTTTAGCCGTTTTATCGGTTGTGACCTTGCCCTCTTTCAAATCGATTTCCGATTGGATTTTATCGATTTTTCGTTGTATCATATTATTGTATTCGATTTTTTCAATGACCGATTCCAATACTTTAGTCGGAATATTGGAATTCTTTAACAGAAATTTCCCTACATTTTCTATATTTTCAGCCAAATAAATAGTGGGGCCGTCGGTTAGTGTGTGTGCATCCTCTGTTGTAATCAACATCCCTGCAAATGGATTCGATTGAATATCGGATACTACTGGAATGGCCATTGAATTGGCATGAGGTTGTAAACTCGACATGCGAGATATTGGGTTTCCCATGGAACTACTCGATAGAGACGACGGATCGTGACTCTTTATTTTTCGAAGTTCGAATGGACTGACGTATTTTTCAAACATCGGTTTTTGTTTCGAGGTCATATAGTCGTATAATTCCGACCATTTTTCCGGCAACACATTTTTCAATACAATCAAATAATATGTTTTTATACTGTTCATATTGATATCCGATATGGTTCGAAAATACATTTTCATGGTATATCTTTCTGGCAAATAGCCAGAATGGTTGACATATTCGATAAACCGGACAATTTCGGCCAAATCAAAATAGCGCATCAACGATTTCATTTTTTCGCAATGTGTCACCGATAATTGTATTTGATCGTAACTTGCAAATAGCAGATGAGGCAAGGCCGGTTTTCCTTCTTTATTCAATATTGTAATCGTCTTTTTACAATCATATGTAGAAATTGAGTGTATTTCAGCCATGTCGAAACGGGATTTGAAGTCGTCGATTGTGTCTTGAATTTCGTCTTCAAATGGCAATGTCGCACAAGAGAGAACCATTTTCGATATCCGATTTTTCCGCCAATTATCGTGTATAATAGGATGCAATTCGTGGTCTTCGTAGTCCATGGTAATGGTCGGTTCATCCCAAAACGTTACAATATTGGATTCCGGATTGAACGCCAACATATAATGCATCGCCGTCAAATACGATTTTATATCGCATATCATGATTTCGACTTTGCAGCCATTCGAATTGTCGACCTTGTATATACCACCCGTTTTGCGATTCCGACTATAGTCAACCGCCGCAAAATAATGCAGACGAATATCGGATGCCGTTTCGCAACCAAATGCAAATGCAATACGTTTTTCTGCCGAAATGGATGCGCGGGCCAAGGCAAGCCCAACGTGCCTCGCCATACAGACGAAAATGACGCGGCAATTCTCCGATAATCCAATCGGCGACATGGTCTTTCCCGTCCCAGTAGGGGCAATATACAGTACCAATTTGGGTATTTCTTTGTCGACATTGGGACCGAATAATTGAAACAGTTGTTTTTGGTGATCGAATAGGGTAATATCCGCATATTTCAATATATTGGCGTTTTTTTCTATAATCATTTGAGCATTGTGTATCATATCCGGAATCAATTTATCCGCCACTCCCGTTTCGATCCGTTTTACTAATTTCTTGGCAAACTGTAATACAAATTTGTTTATTCCGGGTATTGTCGAACCAAACAGATGAACTATTGTATATACGTCGGCCGCATATTGATTAGTATTCATATACAACGAATGTAGTGCATTTCGGCATAAATCGACGATGAAAAAATCGACCATTCGATGTTTTTGGCCTTCAATATTTTGTTTCATATTATCTAGGCGAATAATATCCTTGCTATTTGGCGGTTTCTTTGCCTCTGCCGCTAATACAGTCAATGCCTCGGTATAATAAGCACGCGCCGCATCGTCCTTCTTGATAAAGTCCTTGACCATCTTTTCAAATAGTGGTTGAAAATATGTTTTGTATATGAACGTCTCGATTTCGGGGGTCTGAGTTATTTTAATAAATGAGATCAAGGACTGGTTATTATTATGCCGTATATCTATTTTTGAATAACCGGACTTAATTAGGGACAAAACTGCCTTTTCATTTTCTGTGATGGGTACTTCTATACCCTCCCATTCGGATTTAGATAATTTGGTTTGATTGAGATCCATTCTTGATGTTTGGATATAAACGATATAGTGTTGTTATCTATTTATATCGATTTATGTTTAAATCATTTGACCGAGAATATTATATTTGATCCATTCTAGGGGGTGCGCGATATTTTAATATATCGTCGGGTTCATTTGTTGTGCGAAACATGGTAGTACCATAAACGTCGCGTAATAGGACCCATTCAAAAAGACCACCTACATAAATATAGACATTTTCAATTCCGAGTTTTCTAAGTTGAATGTATTTTTGATAAATCGTATCGTCGCATCCGTTTTTCCCATAAACAATGATTTTCTTGGTATTTGTTTGATATGAATTCAATATTTCATTTATTCGCGATTCTTCTTTTTCATAGGTTAATGTTGTATATATTAAACAATCCTGATCGGTTGAAGGTAGTGTATTTATGAGATAATATGATGCGGGATTTTTTATCGCGTATAATACGTCTTCGAATCCTACACGATTTATACGATCACTTGATTTACCGGGCGCAGGAATGAGCATTTGAAAAAAACTGGCCATTATTATAAATCATATATTTTGTTTATACGATTTATCCGGGTTATTGGAATGTAAATTTTAAGGGTATATCGGAAACGGGGATTTCGATAAGTTGGGGTTCATGATCAGTCTTTGTCACCCAAAAACAATATCTCCCCCCTTTTATTGCAAATCCAATACAAAATTCTACTCCTATTTTATTAAAATAAAACACCTCACTATATTTTAGTGGTTTGAATGTTTTTTTTTCTAAAGTTACCAAGATATGGTAATAATGTCGTGGCCAAAAGTCTTCACTAAAATGTACTATACCGATTAGCCGATCTCCTAAATCGACAAACGTAGAAGATCCTCTTACGCGATCAAAATAGGGTGCGTTAATTTCATATTCTTGGTAAATTGTCAATTTTCCGTCTATAATGCGACCAATTTGCATAGGATGCCATTTATAAATAAACGATTCCATTTCACTATTTTGCTCATTGGTTGATACCAGGGGTATCCAATTCTTTTCGCACCACGTATCTGTTGGTGGTTCCACGATTATACAATCGGTCATTTTCTTGGTTTTATAATCATAATTTCCCACGATCATACTATTTCCATTACGCGGTGAATGATCGCGACTCGTAGCGATAAAACGGATACGATCGTTTAATACATATAGGCGGATATCTTCTAAACCGAATATACATTCCTCCTTGGTAAACAATTCATCGGGGGGGGGTTCTTCGATTTCTTGGAAAAACGTAGGAAATAAATTATTATCTAAGATAGAATGTACGTTCAATGAAATAATGTATTGATTGGGATGATCTATTTTAATAGACCCGTCGTCCTTATACCAATAATTCACATAACGGGTATTTAAATGATGTTCCCCCTTATAATATACATAAGATGCGTTTGATGCCTCGTGCGATCCGATCTTGGGATAATTATAATTTGTTATATTTGATACTGATGCCAAAGAAACTGAACAATAGTCGGCGCATATATTAATAATTGAATCATTGTGATCTGCCTTTTTCCATATAGGACACCAATTTTGAGTGGCCTCTAACCATGCCCAAAAATTGACCTCCCATACTATTTTTTTATGCGTTTGTAAAAAGTGTTCGAAATGGGTTTCATATAGGTCATGTAATTCCGAAATGGATTCTTTGTCTCCTATTAAAAAACCACCACAAAATCGCCAATAAATATTGTTTAAAAGGCGCGCGTTCGCATTTTCGATATTTAATTTATCCCATTTTTCGCACCCCGGAATACTAAGAAATCGTGGTGCGAGGGTTCTTTGTGATAATAGACGTAGTTTTTCTTGGGATTTTTGTATATTATTAAATAGTTCATATATATCGAAATCGATCCACGCAAAATGCGTCGTTTTCCATGGATTTAGATCAATCGTCGATTTTAGAAAATAAACAACAGAATTGATGAAACACAGGTGTTCTGCCGTGTCTTTTTCGCGATTACGATTATCAGGAAGTGTTATATCATCGTATTTTCTGTATAATTGTATAGGGATCATTGACTCTTCTTTGATTGAAATAATAAAGACGTTGGGTAAATCGGCAGTCGCCTCTGTGAATTGGTCGACATAGTTAGTTGCGACATATACACATAATAGGATACCGGTTCGGGCAATGTCGCGAAACCGGGCGAATCGATCGGCCACGGACCGATGCATCCATTCCGGGTTATATACAAACGCGGTTACAAAGATAACGGACATATAATGTATAATATCAGAAAACTATTTATACTAGTTTTATTGTATTATACTTGTTTTGTATAGTATTGTATTGGATAGTATTGTAATATAGTGTAACGTAAAATTGATTCGATATATCTATTTATTTTGGAAGATATAAAACGCCCAGAAATGACGACATTATCTTCTGAATATATTCAGAATATATTGAGAAGTATGCGTCCCATATTAACCAAGACGCGAATAATGATTTTCGATGTCGAAACCTCGGGACTTTTGCCTAAAGTATATGGCCGCTTCCCTCCGTTGGATATGTGTCCTCATATCCTACAATTGAGTTTTATTGTATATGATGTCTCATCTGCCTCTGTCGTATCCATTTTCGATACATATATTAATGTGGATGCCAGTGTCGAAATTTCGTCGTTTATTACCGAACTCACTGGCATAACTCGCGAAAAATGCAACGAGGGTATCTTGATGACCAAGGCATTGTCGATATTCTATAGAGAATATAGCAAATGTGATTGCATCGTAGCACACAATATGGAATTTGACAAGACCATGATTGCCATCGAAATGAACCGGCACGCGGCCAAAATGAATGAAATAGGTGTGAACTATTTCTCGATGTTCAATGATATTTATAATCGTCTAAATAACATCGAACTCTATTGTACCATGAAAATGGGTAAGGATATATGCAATCTTGTTATCGATGGCCATGAAAAGTTGGGGGCAAATGGCATATCCTATATTACCCGCCCATACAAAAAATACCCTAAATTGTCTGAATTGTATCATAGTCTTTTTGGAACGGATCCTCCGAATGGTCTACACAATTCACTAATAGATACATATGTATGTCTTAAATGTTTCTTCAAAATGAAGGAGGCAGATCGATCTATTATACAAAAAATGCATAATGTAATTTAGGATAAAATTTATACATATTTGAATATTATTAGGCAGAACAGTGTTCGCAAATTTCGTCATATTCTTGTCCCATGTTTGACGTATTTTTTTCCGGTTCAATGGTGAATTGTTGCGCCTGATGTCTACCCCGACGACGTAAATAATATATGCCCGTTTTTAGACCTTTTGACCAAGAATAAAAATGCATCGAGGTCAATGTATTATAAGTCGGGTCCTCGATCCATAAATTTAGACTCTGACTTTGGCAAATAAAGGCACCTCGATCCGCCGCCATATCGATAATTCCACGCATTGGTATTTCCCAAACAGTCCGATATTTTTCGCGAATATCTTTAGGAATAATGTCAATCTGTTGAATACTACCATTATTGGCAATAATATTATTCTTGATCTTTTCGTTCCACATATCTAGCCGAATCAAATCATTCATTAAATACTTATTGGCCAATATGAATTCACCGGCCAATGTTCGGCGACTGTATATATTACTCGTAATCGGCTCAATACATTCATTATATCCCAATATTTGCGAGGTCGATGCAGTGGGCATCGGTGCTAATAGCAGTGAGTTGCGCAATCCGTAATTCATAATCTCCGTCTTCAATAGTGTCCAGTTATATCGGGTCATATCGGGCTCCACATTCCACATATCATATTGCAGAATACCCCGTTGGGCCGGACAACCATTAAATGTTTCGTATGGGCCCATGGATTTAGCCAGTGATAACGATTCCGACAATGCGGCATGATAAATGGTTTCGAAAATATCGCGATTTAATTTGCGCGCCTCTGGTGAGGTAAATGGTATATTCATCATCATAAATACATCGGCTAATCCTTGAACTCCAATTCCAATAGGTCGGTGTCTCAAATTGCTGACCTTGGTCTTTTCCGTGGGGTAATAATTTATATCAATCACTCGATTCAAGTTATAGGTGACGGTACGCGTGAGTTTATGGAGTTGTTCGAAATCAAATGTTGGATTATCTGTCGATTTATCAATAAATGCAGGCAATGCAATACTCGCCAAATTACATACGGCGGTTTCATGTGCGTCCGAATATTGAACGACTTCACAACAAAGATTGGACGACTTGATTGTGCCTAAATTCTGTTGATTGGATTTTTGGTTACATGCATCTTTGTATAAGAGATAGGGTGTCCCGGTTTCCATTTGCGCATCTAATATTTGAAACCATAGATCACGTGCATTAATACTAATCCTGCCCTTTCCTGCCTCTTCATATTGGACATATAGTTTGACAAAATCGCTACCATACACATCGGACAAACCCGGACACTCGTCGGGACACATAAGTGTCCACTTTTGATTCGTCTTTACTCTTTCCATAAAGAGGTCGGGTAACCATAACGCGTAAAAGAGATCACGCGCCTTCAACTCTTCATCTCCATGGTTTTTTCGCATTTGCAAAAATATTTCTATATCGGCGTGCCAAGGTTCTAAATAAATCGCGAAACTACCATTACGTTTAGACCCCTGATCGATGTATTTAGCCGTATTATTAAAGACGCGTAACATAGGTACAATACCAGTCGAAGTGCCATTTGTTCCGCGAATCTGACTCCCAGTGGCACGTACATTGTGTATATGGAGACCGATACCTCCTGCCCATTTCGAAATACGTGCACAATCCTTAAGTGTATTATATATTCCTTCTAAACTGTCATCTTCCATGGCCAATAAATAGCAAGAAGATAATTGAGGGTGGCGCGTACCGGCATTAAATAGAGTCGGCGTAGCGTGCGTCATGTATTTTTGCGACATATAATAATAGGTTTCTTGGACATGTGCCAAATCATCGCCATGAATACCAATCGCTACTCGCAACCACATGTGTTGTGGCCGTTCTATAACCGATCCACCCGTTCGAATCAAATAGGCACGTTCCAATGTTTTAAATCCAAAATAGTCGATCAAATAATCGCGCGAATAGTCACATAATGCATCCAAATATGCAGCATTTTTTCTTACTACATCGACAAAATTATCTGCTAATAGGGGGCAAGTGACACCATTTTTATCCTTAGTCGAATATAATACTTCAACTACCTGGGAAAAAGAGGCCAATGTATTTTTATGATGATTCGATACAATAATTCGACCTGCCAAGGTGTTGAAATCGGGATGCACTGACGCCATAGAAGCACATTGTTCCGCCAACAATTCGTCTATTTTTGTCGTTGAAATGCCGTCATACAGTTGATCAATTACCTTGATTACCAAAGTAGTATAATTAATCTTGATGTCGGCCTCGGTACCAATCTTCTTAATTCTTTGTAAAATCTTATCAAACGAAATAATTTCGCGATTACCCGATCGTTTTATAACATACATTTCATCTACTGAATCCGACCTTTCATTCTGACGGATTTTCATATTCACCTCTTTTTCCATACTATTTGACATTTTATTATATAACAAAATAATATTTATATCGTTATTCCAATTTGATTATACAGATTCCGCGGTTTATATTCAGATTTTGTATTTGACGGTCACCCGACGACTGTGTCACTACGGGATGATTGCGGTTTTTTTTGGCCATGCGATGATCGTAACCGGAAACGCGTTCTTTTACAATTGTTTTCCATGCATCTTCAATAACGGTTACCGCATCTTTAAACCATGTACGGTTTCGTTGTACTAATACACACGAAAACTTTTCCAAATACCAATAAATAGTCGCATATAGGGTATATTCGGATCGGACCTCAATTTTCGTAGTATTTATCCATGAAGAAATCGATTCGCGATCTAACGCCATTTCTAGAGGCATAAATACATAATGTGGGGCATTTGTATGATCTTCTCCTAAATTACCAATCGTCGTTTTCTTGACAAAATACAATAAAACACCCTTTTCTTGCGTGTCTGTATCGGAATAAAACGCAGACTCGTCGGCATACTCTTTAAATTGGGTTTCCAAGAAATCACACTCTTCTAAACCACACGTTTCCATTTGTATTTGCATTTGAATCCAATAAGCATCGAGTGGAACGCCGGTAATATCGCGATTGATAATGTTTTTGACTTCCAACATGCGGCCATATTTGAGCGAGTGCGGATCAACATTGATGCCGTCGGGTGACGCCCCAATAAAATCATATATTTCGTGCCTTATACACCCAAAATCGGCGATCTTGGTCTGATACCGTTTTTCATATAAGAGAATACTAAGAGGTTCGTATTTATTTCCCCAGTGAAGAGTACTTTCGACGTTTACATATCGCGATATTCCTTGATTCATTTCATACGGTTTGCATTTCTCATAAACCAAACTGTTGTATTGCGATTCAGATGTAAATAGTTTACCTATTTGACTGGCCGTTATAAGACCATGCCGAAATTCATACCATTCTTGCGTGCGTTGTTTGGGCTGTGGTATTGAGGATAGTAAGGTGATACGATCCCGAATTTTGTCCACATCTATTTTGATAGGGGTCTCATAATGAGGTATAGATCTAGCAGGAATGGTCGAAATACTTTCGAAATATATTTCCGCGCAATGTTCGACAAAATCGCGCATTGATTGATAGGCCTCGTCACTATCATCGACATCTTCGTCCTCCTCTACGTAATAGACGATATTGTTCCATATATCATAAATATGATCGGTAACATATTCGACCAATTCACGATGAAAACGACTAATATGCATTTTGTTTGCTATATTTGGTACCAAATCATCTATGAATTCGTATGTGTATATTTCAAGTTCGAGTTCGAGATCATCTTGATTCATGTTAATCTATATATTGTCGCTAAATAATAATAGAATTATATCTTCATATTATTATTTTTACACCTTTCCATAATACAATACACAAAATAATACACAAAATAATATATATATTTTATTTTAAAATCCGCGTTGCTCTAAAAGACGATGCCGTTTTTTGGGATAAACATGGTGCATTTTTGGAAAATAATTGTCGCGGGTATGGTTATTGGATATGGAAATCCTATTTAATAAAACGCGAATTGGATAAATTGGCCGAAG